CTAGGCCTGCGCCGCGCTTCGGTCGAAAAAGCCGTCGACGAGCGAGCGTGCGTACTCATCGCCGGCGCGGCGTGCGTCACCGATGGAATCGAACAGCACGCTCTCGAGTCGAAAGACGCGCGAGTCGTCCGACGGCGCCCGGTCTTCCGCGTCGACCGGGCTGATCCGTACCGAGACGGCGAGTAGTCTTTCGTGCTTGCGCCCGTTCGGATCGCCGGCAGGGTCGTGAAACACCAACGTTTCCAGGCGAAAACCTCGATACGACGGGGTTATGTGGGACATATTTCCTCCGACGGGATGAGCAGATTCACGTCACCGTGCATGCGCGAGGCGAGCGGGAAGGCGGAGCGCGAAAGGATCAGGCGGGCTTGATATTGGACGCCTGCAAGCCCTTGGGGCCGCGTTTGACGTCGAACGTGACGTGCTGATTCTCTTGCAGGCTGCGGAACTCGGTGCGTCCCTGCGGCTGAATCTCGGAAAAATGCGCGAACAGATCGTCGCTGCCGTCATCCGGCTTGATGAAGCCGAAGCCTTTGCTGTCGTTGAACCATTTGACGATTCCGGTGCTCATGTGAACTCCTGGTTTTCCCGGCGAGCCGACAACGCGAAATGCGTGACTGGGCGCCAGTGGCGGACAAACAAGAAATTCAGAGATCGGAAGTGTCTCGCAAAGATCGATGAGATCGACGCTTGATCGATAAACGTCAGACTTGATGTTCGATAGATCACTTATACGCGGGTTGAGTACCTAACACAATGAATATTGTGTAAGTGCACTTGCGCGCGTCGCGACGTCCGGGGGCGCTCAGGTTGCCTGAAAGTCGGACGCGCGCCCGCGGTTGTCGGCTGGCACCGCTACAAACGAAAAACCCGCACAGCCAATGACTGTGCGGGTTTTTCTATTCTGGTCGGGGCGAGAGGATTTGAACCTCCGACCACCTGCACCCCATGTCGTGCGTCAAACAAATAAAATCATGGGCTTAGCGAAATTTGTCTAACTTGCTGCTGAAATTCCATGCACGCAATTATGCGGGTTTGTAGCGCATCAAAATGCCAAGTTAGACACTACAAACGCCTCATCCGGCTCGTTTCAGGGGCACCGGGGAAACTCGTTCGACTTGCCTCGACTTGGTGTAATGCGCGGTCATTTCGGCGGTTGTATGGCCGCCAAGCGCCTGAGCTGCGGCGGCACCTTCGAGGCGCTTCATATCGGTCAGCGCCTTGGCTCTTAAGTCGTGGAAATGCATGTCCCGTAAGAAGCGTTCGTCGGGAATGGTGCCGTTCTCCCCGCACGTCTTCTCATAGCTTTCCCGTGCACGTATGCACGCGCGTTTCCATGCCGACTGCGCTCCGCTGTACGTGAACCGGCTGCCTGTTTGCGTGCAGATTACCGGGCCGATGGCTTTCACCTTGCCCCCCTTCGCGCTGTCGATCGTCGCACGCAGTTCCGCCGTCATCTCCAGTAACATGCGCACTCCGCTCGAATTCACCGTCTTGGCTGGCTTGAAATAGATGCCCTCTTCGCTGACGTCCTGCCAATTTAGCGACAGCAAATCGCTGATGCGCTGCGCCGTCTGGTATGCAAGGTCAATCAGGCACACGATCGTCTGGCCGGAGTCCGTCGGCCGGCCGTCGCGGCCTATCCTGACAGCGGCACGGACCGCGTCGAATTCAGCGTCGGTAATGTACCGGTCCCGCTTACGCTCTACGGCGCCATCGACCTCACTGGCGGGGTTGCTGTCACGCAACCCCTTGCGAACAGCGTGCGCGAATAGTAAGGAAAATAGCGCCCGGTACTTGTTGCTGGTATTCGGTTTTGCCTCAAAATGCTTGTCAAGGAAGCGCGCAATGTGTGTCGGCTTAACGTCGGTCACTAGCCACTCGTCATCAAACTCGCCACGGATGAAGGTCGCCATACGCCGATAGTCCTCACGGGTAGAGAGGGCATACTTTCCGAGCTTCTTTAAAAGCCAATCGTCAATCAGGGCGGGCATCGTGTTAGCCGGGGCCGCGTCCGCATCACGGCTGAACTTCGCAAGCTCGCCATATAAGGTCGTGAGGCCGTCTGATACACGACACAGCTTGTGCCACTTCCTGCGCGTGTCGACAAACCACCAAGAACCGTGCTTTTCATACACGCGGGAGGGGAGCGGGGATGCATTCTTGCGTCGTCCGATCATGTTCAGGCCGCCTTGCGATCAGATTTCAGTTTCGGTTCCTTGCGTGCTGGAGCCTGTCTCGCAGCTCCGCCACCAACAATATGATGGCGCCACACTCGGACACTCCCATCAGGCCGTCGGTCTGCCGGGATGCCTGCGCGTTGCAGGGACATGAGTTGCCGTATGGGCTGCTTGTATCCAGTCGCTTCGACAATTTCAGCTTCGGTCAGGGTCAACGGTTCCATGGTACTCCCCAATCTCTCGCGGTCGCCCGCGCCTCATAATGCAAACGGGGACGCGCTAACAAGGGCGTCCCCGTTTTCTAATCATCGTCATATGAGCACCATCGAAGGCGCTTCAACTGGCACTCTCTAACCAGTCACTGCAAACAAGCCCATCTCTCTCCATTGTGCGAAGTCAAATCAAACGCACGTTTCGGATTGAGTTTCAACTCGACCTCTTTTACGATCGTTACCGGTTGGTCACATCCTGCACAGTCGATGGCAGACGTCGACTGTTTGGCGGCCGCCGCGGTCTGGCGGTCCTTTTTCTTGCTTGCGGTCTCTCATGACGGAGTCCTCGCCGATCGTTTCGTTTCAGGGGCATGACTTTGCTGCTACTTCGATACGAAGGGGCGAGGCGTACCATGCCTGCCTGGTCGTTGCCGGGCCGCTATTTAGCGGGCATTTCGCCCCCATCAATTCGACACCGTTCGCCACCGAAGCCGAGGCGATTGCCTATGCCGAACGATGGGCGCGTGACGAGATATCTGCCAGACAGCAAAGCGCCCCGGAACGACATTTCCGAAAATTGATGGCGCTCATCGGCAAGGCCGCGGCGTTTCGTTGACCATGTGGACTCTCAACTTCATGTATCGCGGTTGCAACGTCGACATCGAGATCGGCGAGCGTGCGACCCTGTGGGACATCACCATCGAGGTGACGCCGCTTGACGGCGTCGAGCTCATTGAACCGTTCGGCGCCCGCAAGCTGAAGCTGGCGAAGGTCGAGGAACTGGACGAGATCCAGGCGGCGCTTGTCGAAGAGGTCCAGATGGCGATCGATCATCGGCTTGTTGGCTGCTGAGTGGCCTTTCAATGCTTCGGCCGTGGCCGGGTGGGAGGTCATGGGTGCATTCACTCAGCCGGGTCAGCCCAGCCGACCATCAGAAGCGCTTGGAAGCGCGTATATCCTTCTTCGATCAGATCGCGATATCGAGCATAGTCTTCGTCGATGCTCGGGTAATGGCAGTCACTGCACCACCGTGAACCGTAAACCTGAGTGGGCTTCCAGCACTTGTAGCACCGGCAGTCGCCCAGAATGGTCTCGTTCTGTCTCATGCTGCCACCCCCACACGGCGTTCCCTCGCCGTCCATGCTGCCATTTCCGGCACGTTCGCGCGCACGAGTGCGGCAGCCATCGGCGGACTGACGCTGTTGCCACACATGCGCACCTGGGCGTGCTTCGGCATGCGCTTCCCGTTGAACACGGGCGCGATGACGTAGGAAGCGGGGAAGCCCTGCGCCGCATACAGCTCATGCGGCTCGAGCATGCGCATGCCGATGTCGGCGATCTGGTATTGCTCGCCGGCGACGGTGACCAGGCCGAGACGGTCCTTGGTCGGGATCGTGTGCATAGGGTCACGGCAATCCTGATCCTGGCCGCCCTCGCTGTAGTACTTCACCAGGAAGGCGCGGACCTCGCCGATATGGTTGCCCTGGGCCGAGATCGTCGGCACCGGCTCTGCGGTAGCGCTTCCCGTGCATTCACCGCGCAGCTTGCCCAAGTGCGACGAGACCAGCGCGTGATGATCGGTGGTTGTGACCGTGCTGGCCGGTTCATCAAGGCCGACGCCTGGCCCCTCGTAGTTCCCGCCGTAGTGCTTGGCAAGGAAAGCCGACACCAGCGCGTGTTTGGCGCCGCCGGCCACGACTGTGCCGAGCGGCTTGTCGAGCCCCGGCGCGCGCGGCGCCTGGCCGGGACGCTCGCCGTAGCCGGTCTGCACCAGCGTGGCGGACGCGAGAGCGAAGTGGCCGCCCTTGACCTCGGCGCACTGGGTGCGCAGCGGCTCATCGGCCGCCCACGATCGCTGCGTCGACGCGTTCGCGCACTCCGTTAGCACCGGCGCGACGATGCCGTAACCTTGCTTCGCCGTGATGGTTTGCAGCGGGTCACCAAGCGGCTGGCCACGGAAATAGTCGTACCCGTGGTTCACCTTCACGATGAACGGATCCGCCGAGTCGATGACATAGCGGCGGATGCCTCGTGCGATGCGTCGCTGCGTGGCGTCTGCGAGCGGCTTGGCACGCTCGAAGATCGAGGGGCAGGGGATCGACCAGTCGATGCACTCGGCAGCCGTGCGCCATGGTTTGCGCAGGCCGGCGATCACCGCAGCGCTCTCCGGCGCACCGTGTGTCGGCTCGGGCCAGACAATCGGCTTTCCGTCGCAGCGCGCGATCAGGAACAGGCGTTTGCGGATCGTGGGCGCGCCGTAGTCGCACGCGCGCAGCTCGCGGTGCTCGACCACATAGCCCAAGGCTTCAAGCTGACGCACGAACGAACGGAAGGTCTGACCTTTGCGCCGCGGGCAGGGAGAGCCATCCGCGAGCACCGGGCCCCAGGTACGGAATTCCTCGACGTTCTCGAGCATGATGACGCGCGGGCGCACCAACGCAGCCCAGCGCATCGCCACCCATGCGAGGCCTCGAATTTTCTTGTCGCGCGGCTTGCCGCCTTTGGCCTTGCTGAAGTGCTTGCAGTCGGGCGAGAACCAGGCGAGGCCCACGGGACGCCCTTGCGTCAGCGCGAGCGGATCCACGTCCCACACCGATTCGCAATGGTGCTCGGTCTGCGGGTGGTTCATGACATGCATCGCCACGGCCTCGGGATCATGGTTGATGGCGTGGTCGACGTGGCGGCCGAGGGCGAGCTCAATGCCACAGCTCGCACCGCCGCCGCCGGCGAAGTTGTCGACGATGAGCTCGCTGGAAATGTCCAGCAGGAACTGGTCTCTGATCATGCTAGGATCCGGAAAAAACCGTTACGGGGTGTTGGATGCGCCAAGTTGATCGTGATGTCCTCGACGATATTCGCGTGGTGTTGCTCATCGTTTTCGGCGCGGTCTTGGGGGTGGTCATCGCGTACATTTGGCCGTGGAAGACAACCGTGTCGTCTGCCGGCAAAGACTGGGTGGATGTTGCAACGGCGATCGGTACCGTTGGTGCTGCCGCAGTGGCGGGGGCAATTGCTTTGCGAGACGCGCGGTGGCGACGCGAGACCAAGGAGTCGGAGGCCGTAATCGCATGGGGCTTGGTTAGCGACGAATTGCGGGTAAAAGCCGACGAGCTGCGTGAAGTGGTTGCCATATTCGTCCGCGATCCGGACCGCATGAGGCGTTCGTCGGAAGGCTACCAAGTTGCAAAGCGCGTTTCGGCCGACTTGGCGCTGACGATTCCACATGACATGCTTATTAAACTCGCAAGCCTGCCGGGCGGGAGAGGCGGATACATTGCGGGCGCGGTAGGTCTCTTTCCTTCTATCAGGCGTCTGCTCGAGGTTTACGTCAGCACAGGCAGTCAGCAAGAGATCTACACCACCAGAATTATGGCTATTTCGAAAATTGAGCAGGCTTTGCGAAATATCGAGGTCGCGTTCAGGGACACAAACGACAGACGGATGAAGTAGCATCACGCCCCCTCGGCGCCGTCGACGCGCTCTGCGAGCCAGTACTTGCACGCGGGCGAGCGCAGCAGAATGTCGGAGCCAGGGCCACTGGTCCAGAACGCGCGCAGCAGTTCGCATTTCCAGTAGGTGCGACCACCGGTACGACCGGTACCGACGGCGTGCTTGCACGATTTGCACGATTCACCCTGCGGTCCGGAACCGGGCGTAGCCGCATAGCCCTTCGGCGCTGGCGTCTTCCGAAACTCGGTAACGACGCGATCGCCGAAAAGATCGATGGATTCGACGCGGATCACGATTTTCGCTCCTCCGATGCATGCGAGGCTGCGCGCGCCAGTTCTTGAGTCATAGCGTCGAAGCGCTTCGTCAGTGCACGCGCGTCCTGAACGCTCAATTGCGGCGCTGTTCCGAGTTCTGCGCAGCGGCGCAGATAGTTGATGATTCCGTCGACTCGCATCACTCCCCCTTCGCCGTACTGGCGGCAATGGCGGCGTCGATGGCTTCTCGCGAGGTGTTGAAGAATCTATCTTCGCCGGACAGGACGTGGTAGTTCTCATCCTCGTCCTGCGAGTAGACCCGACACTGCCGAATCGAGTCGTCGCGCACCTGCCAATGTACCCATGCCTGTTGATCGATAAGGAAGTCCAGTCGCTCCGCATCCTTGCGCTCCCCGCCATTCGCCGACAGCGCGGCGCGGGAGATCGGCGCTCCGAGCATCCACAGGAACATGCAGAAGTTCGCCACGTCACGCGGGTCGCCCTTGTCGACGTGCTCACGCAGCATTTCCGAAAGATCGTCGGGGCGGCAGGTCTGCCATCCGCGTCGACCCTTCAATCGGGCTTCGGCCAGCTTCTTCTTCATTGCACTGGCGAACAGGTCGACTGCCTTATCGTCGGAATGGCGGTCACGCTCAAACGCCTCCCGCTCATCCCCGCCCACCTTCGCGGGAGACGAGAGGGCAGTGAGCAATTTCTCAAGCGCGTCGGTGTCTTCGCCTTCCTCGTCAACGTACTTCCCGAACTCTCGCAGGCTTTCGATGACGTTGCGAAGTGCGATGACTCCACGCGTGTCATCGCCCACCTGCGGCGCATCTGCGGCGCGCTCGCCCCTGTAGGCGGTGACGGCGTTCACGAGCGCGGCGCACGCCTTCATGCTGTCGGGGTTTGCGTCGGCCCACGCGATGGCCGCGTCGACGATAGCGCGCTCGCCACCATTCACGGGCGCGGCGTCACGCTTCGACGGATATGCGTCGAGTGCGGCGCAAAGCGTATCGCGTGCTTGCTCGAAGGTAGGCGCAATACTCGGAGCGTGGAGAATCGCCGTCAGGCCTGAGATGGCTTCTGTCGCTTGGCCGACGAAAACGTCATCTCCGGCCTCGATGTGGGACAGCACTTGCACCGCCGCTTCGATTGCGTCGCGCCACGCCACTGCCTCTTGCCCTGCGCTCTGCGCCGCTTCCCATACGCGAAGCGCCCCCGCAGTCACCGGCGAAGTGAGTTCGCCTTTCCAGTCGACCGACATATCGAGCCCTTCGGATTCGGCCCATTGTTCGAACGTTCGCGTCATGCTTTCACCTCGTTCTGATCCAGATTCATGTCCGGATTTCTTCGCAGGCCGGCTGCAGCGTGGCTGCGTCGATGATGGTGAAGTCACCACCATCGCGCCAGGCGCCGGTATCGATGTAGACGGTGTTGCCGAGCGTGGTCCGGTGCTCAACGCGCTTGTGCCCGACGACAACGGCTCTCACGCCCTTCACTTCGGATGTGTCCGAGTCTTCGAAGCGCCTGCGACTCCACAGCACTTCCTGGCGAACCGCCTTGAGCTTGGTATTCGATTCAGGCGCGATCAGGGCTGAGCGCAAAGCGGCCCAGTCATCGAAAGGGCACTCCGCGTGGACGATTCCAATGAGGCCGTGTGCCGTCTCAAGCTCGATTGCAATGGGCAGTGCCGCGAATGCCTGTGAGATTTCGGCACAAACGTCCGCCGTATTAGCGACGTTCCAACCGCCGCCGTTGCGCATATACGTCCAATGACACATAGCGCTTCCGGGCTTGCCCCATCGAATGGCCATGTCTTCGTGATTACCCTGGACAGGAAAGAACCACGGATGGGAGAGCCAACCGAGCGCCTGGTCGGACTCGGGGCCGCGGTCGACCAGATCGCCGACGCTGAATAGCCGATCACGAGCTGGGTCGAACCCGATTTGCATCAGGCTCAGGCGAAGGCGGGAGAAACAGCCGTGGATGTCGCCGACGATCAGGTCGCGGCCAGCAGTGTTTCGGGCGTGACGGCGCAGCAAGCCGTCGGGAGAGGGGCTCATGCTAGGATTCCAATATAGTTATTAGTGAGAGAACTATGGATACAGAAGCTGTAGTGCTTTTCCTCGTACTTCTCGCGGCCGTTGTCTTCCTGTATGTATGGAAGCAAAATCGTGATGCCAATCACATGACTCTTCTTACGCTTCCGCACTGGCGGCAGCGCTACGCTGAGATGTCGGGGCACAAGAAGCTTGCGACTGCCAGATCATTTGTCGAGCAGTCATTGCACCTCGCGCATCAATTGGGAGGCATATCTCCCGCCGTATACGAGGAGCTCCGGCAAGCCTTTAGGAAGAAAAATCCTGTACCTGTGGTGGACGAATGGCTCCTCGGGCCATTTTTTAACGTTGTCGAGGTGGTGGGCAGTGAGGACGCTGCTAGGTCTGAGGCCAGATTGATTGGGGCGCTCATGGTCGTCGCCATGTCAGGCGCCGATCCGACGGTCAGCGTCCGCCGGTTTATGGCGCGACAAGGCTCCATATAGTTGAGTAGGGCGCAAATGCGTCCTACCGGTAGATATATTCACGCCATGGCAGCCAACGCGCAGGGGTATGAAAGCCCCAATTCCGTTGCCATGGTCCCATGATGAAAAGGGACCATGATTCGCCGCCTTCTGGGATTTCGAGTCGGTGGCGGTCCGTGGCCTTGCGGAACACGATAGATCCGGGGGCGCGCCAGACGCGGCGATAACCGCGCAGCAGTGACGTTTCAGGCTGGCTATCCATCCTTGCCGGCTGCGCCTGATCGGTCGGCATGATTTCCCAGTAGCCGCCGCGCAGGACGATCGAGACGTTCCACCATGGATGGTCGTGAAGATCACGGCCCTCGTCACTACGAACGGTGCGATGGATGCGAGCGCCCCAACTGGTATCGCGACGCCCGTTTTCGGCGACGTCCGCGTCGTGGCCACGTGGCTTCTTGATCCACCAGCGTTGCATGTAACCCGCGAGGTCAAAGTATGGCGTGCGCTGTGAGCGCGCAATAATGGCGTCGACGATGAACGCCGGCACAGGAATGCGCATTTCAGTGTCCTTCGGAGGGGGATTGGGGCGCCGTGGCAGCGCCGAGTTCGGCGTGAGCGGCGAGCAGTTCGCGCAAGGCAAGCGAACTCACGGTGACTGGAAAGTCACTTTCGCTGGTGGATAGCGCTGTAATGGCTCCGGGGCCGAGAGAGGTCACGAAGGAGTTGACCCGCGATACGAAGGCGGTTACCACCTTACGTGGCGGCGCTTTTGATCGGACCGAACTACTCGTGACTTTCGTCTTCCCGCCTACGGCGGCCTTTTCCAACTCGCCTGCGAGGAAGGCCCCGGCCTGTTCGCCGTGCATTCGCACCGCCTCTGCCGCGACAGACGCTGCTGCCTTGCCGGCGAACACGAGACGATGAACGTCTGAGTTCGCGCCGGCCAGCAGGAGCATCTTTCCGACCCATTGAGGCGAGACGCGGTTAGCTTCGGCGATTCGAGCGTTGTCCCAGCCGAAGCGGCTCAGTCGCTGATATCCGAACGCCTGTTCGAGCGGATGCAGATGCCGGCCGCGGGCGCTCGACAGAATGCGAAGCGTGCGATCGGCATCGTTTCCGTCGAACGCCTCAATCCGCACCATCAACTCGCCAGTCTTGTCGCGAAGCGGGGCACCCGCCTTGTCAGCGCGTCCGATGGCCGCATGCCTGCGGTGCCCGTCGACAAGCCAGACGCCGCCCTCGGCGCGGGGCCGAACTTCGAGCGCCGGGTACTGGCCGCCCGCCATGATGTGGCGGAACAGGCTTTCGTCATCCTCTTTCGCGGCTTCGAGCGCCTCGCCTCCCAGAAGATCGAGCGAGGCGCGCAGGTTGAAGCCAGGTTCGACGTGGATATCCTCGTAGCGGATCTTCATTGCATCCGCGCGACGAATTTCCTTGTCGTTGATCTTCTGTTTGAAGGACGGGACAGCGGTCATTTCATTCCTCGTTCGCGGTCGACGGCGGTACGGATGTGTTCTCGGAATCCCTTGGAAGGGTGTCCGCCGTATGGGTAGTGAGATTCCATGTGTTCCCAGCGCGCGGCGTTCTGTTCAACGTCGCTTCGGCGCTGGGCGTCGGTCTTGATGTAGAAGGCGAGGGCGGCGATTACGACATTGGGCTGAGCGGCGAGCGCTTCGAGAATCGCGTGCTTCGTCTCAGCCTCTTCGTGAAACCGCGCAGAGCCTGGGAGGGCTGGCCGCGTTGAGCGTGAGTGCTGCTTGTTGACCAGTGGCCGAAGTTTCGCCCACAGTCGCTTTGCAGCCGCTCTGTTTGGCGAATTGCTCATACGCCGGACTGCCACCTCACATAGAGGCAGGAGACGAGCATTACGCCCCAAATCGCCCAGGCTGCTTTCGTGTGCCGACGAATCCACCGGTCGGCGCCGTTGACCGTCGAGATGAGGAGGCGGTCAAGCATGCGCTGGCCTCACAACGATGCGGCGCGCCTCGGCCCCAAACTGTTCGGCGGCGGCCTGCTCGAGCTCGAAGGATGAGCGTGCGATACCACTGCCGCGATAGCGGCCACCGGCCGTATAGACCGTCACGATGAAGTGCTTCACGGGAATCCTCCAGAGAGGTAGGAAAGCCCCAGCAGAACACCGGGGCTACGGCTTTAACCATGTCCGTCATGGGCCTGTGAGCGGTCAGGCTCGCTCTGTCGCATAAATCGGGCGCACGTGCGTTTCACCTAGCCGTAATCGATCGGCACGGCGTGGTTACGGGTTCGTCGAACGCGCCGCCGCATCGAGCGGGAAGGGCGCGGGTACGCTGCCGCTCGCGCCCCGAGGAGCGGCAGCAGGATCAATAACAGCGGCATCAATGGGATTGGAGATAGAATCTCCCGGAACTTGCGGGAGACAGGAAATGAAGATAATGACGGGACTACTGCTTGCGTTCGTAACTTTTGGCACTTACGCGGCGGAGTGGACCAAAGCCTACGAGGACGCGGGCGTGACGATCATGGTGGATCGCCTATCGATTCAGAAGTCCGGGGACACCTTTACGGTGTGGCAGCGAGTGCAATACAAGGGAACCGCCAGCACCCCGAGAATCTCTGGAAAATTGGTCAGTTATTCGGTGTCTCGCGAATCGTTCCGATGTACCGATCGCTCTTCTGCGAACCTTACCCGAGTGATATACGACGCCGGTGGGGGCGTCCTGCTGTCTAGTACGTCAAGCGTGCCAATATTCTCACCCGTTGTGCCTGACACATTGGGTGAGGCCATGCTGGATGTTTTCTGTCACTCTTAAGCTTTGACGGATATCACATTCACCCTCAAGAGAGCAGACCCTTCCAGCAACCGGGGGACGGTGTACGGGCTATTTAACGTCGCCGCGCCGACGCGGGTCTGCTCACTTGAAGGTGTTGCCGGTATGATGCTGATTGTCGAAACGTGCTTTGCACGTCCCTCAGAGGTGGCCTCCTGAGGCTGATGATGACAGGCTCGCACTATGCTGTATTTGGTCCCGTCGGTTTCTGGACGGGTTTCGTTACATCAGAAGCGATTGGTTTGTTGTCTCAACTCAAATGGGAGGATATGCGTATGGTCTACAAGTCAAGTATCACGGCAGTTCGTGAGGAGTACCGTAGTATCAAGTCATGCGTCAAAAGTTCTGCGAGTCGCATCATTGCGTCTCGGGAGGCCCACCTTACTTATAGGCACAGCCTACTGATGAGCCTGTGAGATTCAGGCGAAAAGTGTTCTGAGGATTCAAAGGCCGCACTTTCGCGGCTGTCACGCCTGCATCATCGGGGGCGTTCCCTCGCCGGGGAGGTGTCAGTTTTCGGAAGGCGGCGCAGGTACTAACGCGCTCAGGGCTGTCAGCGCGTGGCGGATGCCTACGAGCAGACAGTCATTGCAGATGTGCTCGCCGGTCGCTGCGCCGCCGCCATTGCGATAGACTCCGACGTGCACAATGAGCTGTGGCGACATTTCATACATGCGCCCATCGCCACGCTGCATCGGGCGGTGCTCGGCCACTTGCACAATGTCGTGCAGCCTATAGTCCTGGTTTCTTGCGGAAAGGCCGCGCAGGGCACCACAACAACTGCAATAGTTTGTATGGTTCATCATGCAGCCTTCAGAAGCTGGGTGAACATGCCACGCCCGTGATTTTTGCCACCGCATTTGCATTCGCAGGCCCCGTTATGGCGCCCGTTGAGGCACTTTGCATTGCATTCGTGGCGGCTGGGATGCGCCTTGAACTCGATCATGCGCGTAACCGGCATTGGTCCGCCTAGGCCTTCCATTGGGTAGCCGACCCGCATTGAATATCCGTCGTATCGCAGACCTTTGACGCCTGGGAATTTGTCGGCGAACTCTTTGTTCGCCATTCCGTAAGGTGCTTTCAATTGAACGGCTTCGCCGCCGATGTCGCTGAAATATTTGATCCTTACCGCCATTTCGGCCTCCTCGTGTATATGGCGCGGCTCTCGGAAGAAAGCCGCCTCAGATACATCATGTGGATGCAGAGCCCCGTGCAACTCCCGGCTGAGCCGGCTCACGGCGGCGCTGCATCTCTTCAATCCAAGCGACGTTCTATAGCCGCACGAAGCAGCCAGGCGGCGCTTGGATAGCCTCCGGTCTTGTGTCTCAGGGGTAGAGGGTTCCGCCCTGCGCCTAGCCGCGCCCGCGAAGAGCGGACGCCATCGGCGTGTTCTATCGGTAACTGAGTTTTTAAGGAGCGCCCCGACCTGCGGGCGGGCAGCGATGTGCGCTGCGTTGGAATCAATAATCACATATGTGATTTATTGATGTCAACACATTTGTGATTTTTGTGTTTTCGGCACGGTGATTTCGACTCGCACCAGCTACTACTGCGGCTCTCCGTTTGTAGTCCTGCACGCGAATCGCGCGAGTCTCCGGGACGACTGCGACCGGTGGCGCTGTGCATGACGCTTCGAAAGAGCGTTGGCGAAATTAGGTTGAAATTTCCATGAGGGCGAGGCTAAACTACTGTTTAAATATACAGTAGTCTTAACAAAAACTCGAAGAGGGCCTAGCTGTGACCAATAGTGGGTCATCCCGATTGCGCTGCAAGCCAGGGGACTTGGCGCGGATTAACAAGGCGTGGAATGAGCTGTTGGAGGGGAGGTTGGTGTTTATCCGCCGCGCCTACTCGGCGACGGAATGGCTCGTCTACCTTCTAGACGGGCCGGCGTTTTCGATGAGCGAGGATCGATGCCATATGGTGGTCGCCCGCGCGATGATCGCTGACGACTGGGCACTTGAGCCTATCGGAGGAGCTCGTGATGCCACGTCCGGGGATGTTACGGATTCAGACGACCAACCGGTTCATCGTCCCCGGGGAGCATCCGGAGCATCAGATTGAACGTGTGCGCCGGTTCGCCCGCCTGGTCCGCGCGAAGAATCGCTTCTATAAGCTCCCGTGCAGCATCGCTCGCGCCATATAACGCAGCGTCCAAACTACCGGAGCTTTTCCCGCTAGGCGTCTGCGGCCCTTTTCCTTCCGCAAGCCAAAGGGCATTCACCCCAAGGACTTCTGCAATCTGCGGTAAGCGCCTCGCGGTGTTCCGCGTCCCTGATTCGAGATTCCCGATTGTCGATTGAGTGACACCGGCCTTTGTCCCAAGTTGTTCCTGGGAAAGGCCGGCTTTCGTTCGCGCCCATCGGAGGCGTTCGGCAAGGGTATACATATCACAATCGTAATGGAGTGAGCCATTTCATTTGTGTTGACTTGAATAAACACAAACGTGATAATTGGGCTCATGGACATCAAAAAAGCGGTTTCTGACCTTCTGGAAACGGGCCTGACGCAATCGCAGCTTGCGGCTGAAGTCCCGTGCTCTCAGTCACAAATTTCATCGCTTCTGTCTGGGACGCGTGGCGCCCGCGTGTCCTATGTGATCGCAAGCCGAATTGCGGAGCTCCACGCGCACAGGGTCCGGCGCGGCGAAGCCGGCGGCGCTACTGGAGAGAGCAAATGACGAGCATCGCAAACGTAAGCATCGCAGTTGACGGAGCTGGGCGAGGCCAAGTCACGGTCGATGGCGTCCGAATTCCGAGAGTCCAAGGCGTCACTGCGTGTGTGACCGCTGGGGAACCGACGTCCATTGGCCTGTCGCTGGCAATTGCAGGTGTTGCTCAGCTCGAATTTTCGGGCGCGAATTTCAGCATTGACGGGGTGGTTATGCCTGCGAGTGCTGAGCTTGCCCTTTGGGCATACCTCAAATCCAAGTATTGCCGCGAGGTCAACGTCACGGTTCTTGAGTCGACCTCGCTGGAAACTGCAATCGACAACACTTAAATGCGTTCGAGCCGCGCGCCGGTAGCCACGAGCTCGAACGTTGTATCGGAGACTCGATTCAATGCGCGGCCGTCTAGCAGACGGTACTCCTTGAGCCCGAGCGCCTGACCCGGCCCGTCGAGACTGCCGGTATTTATCGGCCTCTGAATAACGGACACCACGTAGAAGTTGTTGTTGCGGTCCGTAACTTCGAATTGATCGGTAACCATGAGTACCCCGATGGATGTTGAGTTGTACGAAGTAAGGAGCGCACAGCTTAGCACCGTCGGGGGACTCACCAGCTTTAGCAGTTTTCATGAGGCCATCGTAGTGGCCCGAGCAGCAAATAAAAACGTTCGAGGAGTTCAACGATGAACATCAAAGACGCGGCATACGCCACGGTTCACGACTACAAGGGCGGTAGCGAGGCGTTGGCCCCTCGGATGGGGATGTCCGCCGCTGTATTGCGCAACAAGGTCAATCCCAACAACGAGACGCATCACCTGACGCTCGCGGAGGCCGTTTCGGCTGCCGCGATGGCGGGCGACTACCGCATGCTCCGCGCCTGGGCGCATCAAGAGGGCTTCCTCCTGATCAAGGCGCCGAACAGCAAGCGGGCCGAGAGCGACATGTCGGTGCTGGAGCAGATGGTCGGCTTCATGGTCGCGAGCGGCGTCTACGGCCAAGAGATCCATGAGGCGCTTGCAGACGGTCGAGTGACGAAGGACGAGCTTCGCGACGTTCGCGAGGCCGGCACTGGTGTCATGACGGCTGTTGCCGAGATTAACCAGCGGTTGGAGGGCATGGCCGAATGAGTGAAATCGCCGTGAGCGTGTCAGTTTCCGTCGATCAGTCCGCGGCCGATGCTGCCATTTCTCAATTCGAGGCCGATGTCCTGAAGTCGGTACGCGTAACCGTTGGTCCGACTGTGCCTTCCGTATGCATCGGCTGTGGTGCCGTGCGTCAGTCCAACGGCGAGATGCCGTGCGATCACTGAGGAGCGGCCCATGAGCTTTCACAGAGTCAATCAAGCGTGGGGCGTCGAGCTGCGCCACACCGAGAAGATCGTGCTGTTGGCGTTGAGCCACCACGCGGTCATGTCGACAGGCGAATCGTCGCCGAAAATCAGCCGCCTGGCGCGTGACTGCGGCATGTCGGAATCGGCAGTGCGCGACTCAATCAAGGCGCTGGAGGCGGCCGGCTACATCGAGGCCAATCCGATTCGCCGTGGCTTGACGCTGTTCCGGGTGAAAGTCGGGGCGTCGGAATGAGCCTTGACGCAATCACCTGGGCTCGCCACCAAAAGGTGGGGAAAGGCCCAACAAAATCGGTTCTGATGGCGCTCGCCGACTTCGCCAGCGAAGACTTCGTTTCGTTCCCGAGCATCGACACCCTCATCGCTTGGACCGAGCAGGATCGCAAGACCGTCTTGGCCAACATCGATCGCTTGAAGGATGCCGGGTGGATTACGGACACGGGCGAGCGCACTGGGCGCACCAGACAGATCGTCGTTTACCAAATCAACGTGGAGCGAGGCGTTGAGGTAAAGGTCGGTCCTCGCAGCCAAAGCAACCCGAAAACGGAACGGTTCCAAAAGCGGAACGGTTCCGAAAACGGAACAGTACCGAATTCCCCCTCAAACAGTCCCAATTCCGACTCGAAACAGTCCCAAATTTCACCGGAAACAGTCCCAAATTCGGTACCCGTAACAGTAGTTAACAGTAATGAACAGGGAGGGAACAGTGGTGCGCGCGGAACGCGCTTACCCGACAACTGGATTCTCACCAAAGCGCTGGGCGATTGGGCACTGCAAGAGCAGCCGACCTGGACCGCCGACCACGTTCGTCGGGTAGCGGACAAGTTCCGTGACTACTGGACTGCGAAATCCGGACAGCAAGGGCGGAAGACCGACTGGGACGCAACGTGGCGCAATTGGGTCCGCAACGAGAAGCCGCTGACGGGGGGCGGCGCTGGAGCCGGTTTGAACAAGCAGGAGCTGCTTGAGCAACGAAACCGAGAGATCGCAGCTGCACAGGCCGCTCGGATCATGGCAGGGGAGATCGCATGAAGCCGACCGATTCCGTCGAGTTCTTTTCGCTCATCAGCAACGTCTACGCCTTTTACCGCCAAGACTACTCGGACTTCGTTGGGCAGGTCTGGTGGGGCGCAATGAAGGCTTTCGATCTCGCAGCGGTGCGCGATGCGCTGGGGCGCCATGCCGCGAACCCCGATGCTGGGCAGTTTCTTCCGAAGCCCGCCGACGTTGTGAAGATGCTCGAAGGCTCGACGCAGGATGCCGCTTTGCTGGCCTGGCACAAGGTCGACAAGGCCGTGCGTGAGGTCGGTACGTACTCGTCGGTCGCCTTCGATGACGCGCTGACGCATCGAGTTGTCTTCGAAATGGGCGGTTGGATCTCGCTGGGTACGAAGGACGAATCCGAATGGCCGTTCGTGAAGAACGAGTTTGTGAATCGGTACCGCGGCTACCGAGGCCGTAGCCAAGTGCCTGAGTATCCACCGGTCTTGATAGGGATAGTCGAAACGACCAATACGCGCGCGGGCTTCAAGTCACAGGGGACGGTGCTCATTGGCAATGCCGAGTTGGCCCGTGCCGTGATGGCTGGTGGTAGCGACACACCACTGGTGGGCTACACGCGCACGGCGGTCTCCGAGCTGCTGCCGTATGCCGCCATGCCTGAGCCGGCGAGGCTGATCGCTTGAAGCGAGCAGAGTGCTGGCGGCGTTTCGACGATGCCGCACGGGCGGCGCTGGCGGGACACGGGAACGCGGCGAGGGCGCTTGTTGAGAGGGTGAGGCGGCGCTTCGGTGATGCCGCGGCAGAGAGGCAGGACAAGGAGTTGCGGGCGTACATAGCCCACCTACAGGAAAAGGGATTAAAGAAATGACGCTGTCTCGAATGGAAAGCAAGCTGCGCGGCCAGACTGCCATCGCGCAGAAGGTGTTCGAAGTCGTGCCGATTCAGGAGGCATGGTCTGCCGTCGAGATTGCTAGTGCGTTGGTGCGCGCGACCCGATCAAGTATGGATCTGCGCGTATTGCAAGGTTGCCTGCGTGCGCTGTGTGAGTCCGGATTGATCAGCGAGGCGCAAACGGGCCGGTATCGGCGACGCGCGATCGCCAAGGATGTTCCCGCCGATATTGCCAATCCGTCGACCAAAGTCGCCGTCACCAAGAAGGAGAGCGCTGTGCCCGAAGCGAAGCCGAAATCCCCGATTGACCTGTTGTCGTCGTTGTCGGCGCGCCTTACGGCGCTGCGCGCTCATGTTGACGCTGAAACCAAGGCGATCGCATCGGAGATCGAGACGGCGGCGCTGTCGATCGAGGAGGGTATCGAGGAGACGGCGGCCGAGGCAAACAAGTTCAAGCAGTTGCAGAAGCTGTTGCAGGGCGCGGTGTGAGGGCTGATCGATGACTCGGAAGGGGCTGACGTTTCCCGAGCATGCCGTGAAGCATGGTCAAGTTGGCACGGCGCGCATTCGAGAGCAGATCGGCGCCACCGATGTTGTGCTTGCTTTTCCAGAACCCGCACCGCAGGTGCAGCCGATTCTCGGCATGGTCGCGGAGAAGCGATCGAAGTACGGCAATAAGAAGTGCGAGCTCGACGGCGAGACGTTCGACAGCGTCAAGGAAATGCGCCGCTGGCAGGTTCTCGCCGCTGAGGAAAGCGCTGGCCTGATCTCGGGCCTGCTGCGTCAGGTGCGGTTCGAGATCGCTGGCGCCACGGTCATCAACGGCCGGAAGTGCCCTCCGCGCTACTACGTGGCCGACTTCGTATACCAGCGCGACGGCTCGACCGTCATCGAGGACGTGAAGGGCTATCTCACGGCTGAGTATCGACTGAAGCGGCACCTGATGGCATTGCAGGGCCTGACGATAACGGAGATCAAATGAAGGATTGCTTGCTGGACAGCATGGACAAGGGCGAGTGGTACGGCCGCCAGGCGCTGGCCGATATCTGTGGAGTCTCGCGCAACCTGGTGAATCGGTTGGTGGTCGAGCTCGTCAACGAAGGTCTTCTCGTAATCCGGCAGGAATCTCGCGGGCTCAAATTCGGGCTCGCGGTCACGCGGTCGACAGCCTCCGTAGAGGCGGTGGCACCGGTTCAACGCGCGAAGGTCGCACCGCGTGCGGCAAGGCCGAGCATCGCCACCGGTCCTTATCGACCGAAGTGGAAGCCGATGAAGGCGTATGACCGGTATGTCCACTCTCATCAACAACTCTGCGAGGAAATGCGATGAACGCAATATCAATTCGGCGTAAGCGCGTCGATGAGGAGGTCGTCTCCGCAAAATTGGATCACGACCAGATAAGCGAACTGCTCGCGCAGGCGGTCGCAGCGGAGGCGGGTGTGTCGATAGGCGGAGTGGGAGTCGCTATAACGAGGTGTTGGGTATCTACCACCAGCAGCATGAGCTCCGGAACGCGTGCAGAAGCGGAAATTGAGATCCGCATCGATCAACGAGCCACGGATGAGACGGAGTGATCCAGCGCAAGAAGCCAATGCGGCGCACCGGATTCAAGCGTAAGGCGCCGGCGGCACTCAGCCCGTTCAGCGGCGCGGCGGCGTTGAAGGGCACGACGTTCAAGCGCAAGGCACCTAAGAAGCGGTTGGGAGACGATCAGGAAGCGCTCGATGCGTGCAGAGGACAGCCTTGCTACCTGCGAATTCCGGGAGTCTGCTGCGGTAACTGGGAAACTGTAGTGCCGGCTCATCGCAACGAAGGAAAAGGGATGGGACTCAAGACCCCAGACAGATTAACGGTGCCTGCGTGCTTCACGTGCCACACCGAGTATGACCAGGGCAACAAATTGACACGAGACGAGAAGCGAGGACTCTTCAATGCAGCACATGACCGATGGGCGCAGTACCGCGACCGAATGCTTGGGATGGAAGCCGAAGGAAATTTCTGACCAGGAACTTAACGCTCTTTGCCTTCATTACGGGGAGTGGTGCCGCACTCGCAGATTGCTTGCTCCGCCAGTACCATCAAATGTTCTCGCACGTCTTCAACACCGACGGAGCGTTGGGAAGGTTCCCGACGGGCCGATGGACGCAAATATGGCGTACTTCAACATGGCCGTACATGCTCTGGCAGATGAGGATCCCGAAAGTGGGGTTTGCTTTACCCTATACCATGTGTATGGTTTTCGTCCCGTGAAGGCGATCGCAGCGACGCTGGGTATTGGCACTCGCACCTTTTATGATCGCGTTAGCAGGTATGCGCGGCGGGTGGCTCGCCTTTCCGTGCGCATCAGAAAGGCACATGAGTTCCACGCTAGCTCTGACGCGCAGCCTTGCGACGACTAGCAAACTCTTGCAGGAGTTCCTCCAAGGCTACCTCGTTCAAGAAAATGGCATTTACGTCGTTCGAAACTAGTCCGCCGAGTTCGTCATTCAGCCTATCAATCAACTGCTGAATCTGTGAACGGAGTTTCCTTATCCAGGCATCACTTCCAATGGTTTCCGAGTAAACGACCTTGGTTTCACTCCAGTCGCGCGCTAACGGGAAGAACAAATCATACGACTCGAGAGAATACCGAACAAACACAGAGAGGTTGCCTAGTCGCGCCGAAACCTCTTCATACACCGATCGGCTTTCCATAAAGTTTGCTAGGACAGCCAACCGATCAATATGGTGGCCTGCCCCCCTGATTCGACTATATATCTCGTGCGGGTCGCACGATTCATGCCCAATTGCAATGTGAGCCTTTAGTGCACATTCGCACGCCATCATGAGATCGACGAAGCTTTTTATGCGGGCGGTCTTGCTAGTTAACGGTCCCCAAGTTAGGTCGAATCTTTCCACAAAATCCCGAGCATCTTCAGCGAAGTGTTCGGCTATTGATCTGAGCACATTCACCGGCTTGGGTTTGTTTAGGTATTTCGTCATTTGAGCAATGGAATGGTGTGCGGAAAATTCCGCACGATTTAGTTCCGCACAGATTCGGTCAAAATCGTATCATTTCTGAAAGGCTGAATCATTGCCCCCAAAGCCCGCGACGGTTAAGGCCTCGCGGGCTTTTCCGTTTCCCGTGCGTGTCTCCTCGTCACTCTGTGGCGTTTGCCCGCACCGCTCTGGCGGTCGCGGGCACTTTCTCTCATGGCTCGACTGACAACACTCCGACCTCGACTCGCGCCGCTCAAGACGCGAGTCCCGGCCATCGAGTCTCCGTCGTGGCGAACAGGGAAGGCGGGAAGCTCCGCGCGCGGATACGGTGCCGATTGGCAGCGCCTTCGGGCTAAGCATCTGTCCAAGCATCCGCACTGCGTTTTCTGCCTGCGTGACTTGGGGATGCTGGGCATGACGGCTGCTCAAGTGATCCTCGCGTGCGCCGAGCGCGGTGTGCCGGAGCCTGTCGGAAACATCGGCGACCACATCCTGGCGCATCGCGGAGACGACCGACTTCGCCTTGATCCTGCAAACGTGCAGACGCTTTGCAAGCGACATCACGATAGTGAAAAGCAACGCTTGGAGCGGACCGGCGACTAAAGCTATTTCCGCGTCTTAACGCTATATAAACGTTCGCTTGAAGCACGGCGAAGCCTCTGGATGCCTGTTTTTTGTGCATCTTCCGAGGTGCACAAAAAACAGGCAAATGAACGATTTGGCGTGTCAATCGGGGAGGGGGGCACGAAAGTTTGTGCCTAACTCACGCGTAGACCGCCCGTTCCCGCACGCGCAGAAAATTTCCCCTTTTGGAGTTTTTGTTAATGGCTTTTAACAGCAAAAAGCGGCTGTTTGCCGATGCTGTTTTGGCCGGGAAGTCCAATAAAGACGCGGCAATCGAGGCGGGCTACAGCCCGGCGACCGCGTCGGCAGCGGGATCGCGTCTTGTTAAAGACAAGGATGTAGTCGCCTATCTGGCGCAGCACCGAAGGAACTTGCCACCTAAGGGGCGCCAGAAAGTCAAATCACCGTCTGAGGTTGCTCCTACTTCGGAGACTGTGGCGGTTACGAAGGCTGCCGTGGCAGCCGGGTTCGATCTGGCCAAGGTCGTCCTGTATTCGGACCCGAAAGACTTTCTGCTGGCCGCAATGAACGATCCGCTTACGGAGCGCAAGCTTCAGATCGATGCAGCGAAGGCGTTGATGCCGTTCACTCATCAGAGGCGGGGCGAGGGCGGCAAGAAAGAACAGCGCGAAGAGGCCGCGAAGAACGTCGCTGGCCGATTTGGTCGGGCCGCGCCCCCGCGCCTCGCCGCATCCGGCGGTAAGAAGGTTTGACGATGGCGTGGACGACTGCGTGCCCCGATTGGGGCGATCGTCTGGTGCGTGGCGATTCGATCATTCCCCCGCCGATCTTCCCGGATCAGGCCGAACAGGCCTTGGCGATCTTCAAAGAGTTGCGCGTCACCGACCTGCCTGGTAAGCCGACGTTCGGCGAATGCAGCGAACAGTGGGTCTTTGACTTTGTCGCAGCGATATTCGGTGCGTATGACGAAGAGAGCGGGAAGCAACTGATTCGGGAGTTCTATCTCCTTATCAGCAAGAAGAATACGAAATCGACGATTGCGGCTGGGATCATGCTCACCGCCGTCATTCTTTGTTGGCGTGAGGAAGAGGAACATCTGATCCTTGCCCCGACGAAGGAAGTCGCGGACAACAGCTTCAAGCCGGCCGCCGGGATGATCCGTGCTGACGAGGAGCTTGCCGCGCTGTTCCACATTCAGGACCACATCAGGACGATCACGCATCGCGTGAGTCGGGCGTCGCTGAAAGTCGTGGCCGCCGACACCGATACGGTGTCCGGCAAGAAGTCAGGGCGCATTCTGATCGATGAGCATTGGCTATTCGGCTCTCGTAAAGATGCTGAAGCGATGTTCATGGAGGCCACCGGTGGTCAGATTTCGCGCGACGAAGGGTGGGTCATCTACCTGTCGACGCAAAGCGATGAGCCGCCGGCTGGCGTGTTTCTTGAGAAATTGCGCTACTTCCGCGATGTCCGGGATGGTGTGATCGTCGACCCGAAGTCGCTCGGCGTCCTGTATGAGTTCCCGCCTTGGATGGTGAAGGCAAAGGCCTATCTCGATCCGGCCAACTACTACATCGCAAATCCTAATCTCGGGCGCTCAGTGAGCGCTGAATGGCTGAGCGACCAAATCGCAAAGAATCGCAGGCTGACCGACGGGTCGTTCAACGTGTTCATCGCGAAGCACCTGAACGTCGAGATCGGGATGAACCTACGCACTGATCGATGGGCAGGGGTGGACTTCTGGGAGGCTTCCGCGCTCGTGCCGGGGCTCTCGTTGCAAGACCTGCTCGACATGAGCGAGGTTGTCGATGTCGGCATTGACGGTGGCGGCCTGGACGACCTATTGGGCCTTGCTGTGATCGGTCGGCAGAAGGGTTCGCGGAATTGGATTGTGTGGACGCATGCATGGGCGCATCCGTCGGTATTCGAGCGTCGGCAGGAGATAGCGCCTGCGTTGCGGGACTTCGAAAAGGAGGGCGATCTCACCGTCGTCGAGCAAATCGGCGACGACGTAGCGGATGTCGCGAGCATCGTCGCAGAGATTGAGCGGGCGGGCCTGCTCGACAAGGTCGGCGCGGATCCGGCCGGCATCGGCGGCGTGCTCGACGCCCTGGCGGAAGCCAAGGTGCCCGAGGAGAAAGTCATCGGCATTTCGCAGGGCTGGAAGCTGTCGGGGGCAATCAAGACCACGGAGCGCCGTCTCGCAGCTGCGAGCGGGCGAAAGGTTGACGAAAGCGGCATTCGTATTGACGGCACGTTGATGCACGGCGGTCAACGTCTGATGGCATGGGCGGTTGGCAACGCCCGTATCGTGCCCGTAGGCAACGCCGTGAATATCACCAAACAAGCCAGCGGGACGGGAAAGATTGACCCGCTGATGGCAATTTTCGATGCGGTATCGCTGATGGCGCTCAACCCGCCGGCTCAAGGGCCGTCGGTGTATGAGTCGCGCGGCATCCGGTTCCTCTGAGGTGTGAATGGGTTGGTTAGATTTCGTCCGGGGTGAGAAAACTCCGGAGGCCCCCGCTCGCCTCGCGGAACCGACGTTTGAGCGCGCATCGCCGCCGGTGGCGCCGCGAGCCGAGTCGACACCGGGGCAGGTATTCGAAGGCCTCGACGACCCGAACCTTCTCGAATACATCCGCAATGGTGAGTTGAATGGTGGGGTCTCGGGGCGTGAGGCGAAGGCACTGCGAAACATGGCGGTGCTTCGATGCGTGACGTTGATCTCGCAGTCGATTGGCATGCTGCCGCTCAACCTGATCGCGAACGATGACACGAAGCGGACGCAGACGGACAACCCGGCTCACCGCCTGCTGAAGTATCGACCGAACGATTGGCAAACGCCGATCGAGTTCAAAAGCCTCTTGCAGTTACGCGCGTTGCTCGACGGACAGTCGTACGCCCGCGTGATCTGGTCAGGAAATCGCCCGATTCGGCTGATTCCGATGGATCGCGGTTCCACGAAGCCGCGCCTGACGGAAGCGTGGCAGATGGTCTACGACTACACGACGCCGGCTGGAAATCTGGTCACTCTGGGAGCGCGCGAAGTGTTTCACCTGCGGGACCTGTCACTGGATGGGGTGAACGGTTTGTCCCGGCCACGGCTGGCGCGAGAGGCGCTGGAACTCGCCGAGCAGGCGGAGCGAGCGGCATCCCGCACGTTCCGCACAGGGGTCATGGCCGGCGGTGCCATTGAATACGAGAAAGAGCTTTCGGACGGCGCATACATGCGCCTGAAAGAGTCGATCGCAGAGAACCACTCCGGATCCGACAAGGCTGGTAGCTGGATGCTCCTGGAAGAGGGGGGGAAAGCAAAGCAGTTCACTGCGACGGCGGTGTCGGCACAACAAATCGAGAATCGAAATCACCAGATCGAGGAGGTGGCGCGCATGTATGGGGTGCCGCGCCCGCTTCTGATGATGGACGATACGAGTTGGGGCAGCGGCATTGAGCAGCTCGCAATCTTCTTTATTCAATACGGCTTGTCACCCTGGTTCGTCTCGTGGGAGCAAGCGGCGGAGCGCCTATTCCTGCCGGAAAACTTGCTCGGCAAGCAGGTGTTCAAGTTCAACGAGGCAGCGCTGCTGCGCGGCACACTTAACGACCAGGCGAACTTCTTTGCCAAGGCGCTAGGTGCTGGCGGACATTCACCGTGGATGAAGCAGAACGAAGTACGCGAGACGGTGGACCTTCCTCGCGTAGACGACCCAGTTGCCGATCAACTGCGCAACCCAATGACACAGCAACCGAAGGGAAGCGGCAATGAGCCTCCTCAAACTGCCTGAAATCCGCGCCGATCACCGGTTGAATACCGCTCAGTACGAGATCCGTCCGGATGCGCTTGAGCGCTGGGAGCCGGACGTGCATGCGGCGGCTGGTGACGATTCGGCATCAATCTCGATTTACGACTCGATCGGCGACAACTGGGAAGGGACTGGCGTCACGGCGAAACGCGTCAGCGCGGCCCTTCGCAGCATCGGTGCGCGCGATCTGACGGTGAACGTCAACTCGCCGGGCGGTGACTTCTTCGAGGGCGTCGCGATTTACAACCTCCTGCGCGAGCACAAGGCCAAGGTGACCGTCAACGTGATGGGGATCGCCGCCTCGGCTGCCTCGGTCATTGCGATGGCCGGCGACGAGATCCTGATGGGTGACGGCGCATTCCTGATGATCCACAACGCCTGGACTGTGGCCATCGGCAATCGGCACGACATCGCTCACGCGGCTGAGGTTCTCGCGCCGTTCGATGCCGCAATGGCGAAGGTCTATGCGCAGCGCGCCGGTATCACAGAAGCCGAAGCGGCGGCGCTGATGGATAAGGAAACCTGGATCGGCGCCGAGCAGGCAGTCACCGATGGTTTCGCGACCGGACTGCTGGACAGCGCTAAGGTCGCGAAGGAATCCAATGCGAGCGGAAACCGCAAGGCACTCGCACTCATCGAGGCGTCGATGGCGCGCGCGGGCTATTCGCGTGGCGCTCGCCGTGATGCTCTCAAAGCTCTGTTCGACGGCACGCCGAGCGCTGCCGCGGATGACGCCATGCCGGGCGCTGGCGATGACGTAGCAGCATCTCTTTTGAAACTTCTCGACTCGATCAAGGGTTAATCATGAACAAAAATGTCATCATTGCTGCTCTCGCGGCAGCACTGGCGCCCCGGGCTGGCTTCGTACCGCGCGGCATTGTTTCGGTCCGCGCTGACGCGAGCCTGCCCGAAGTGAAGGCGCTCGTTGAAAGCGTGCAGAAGGCGTTCGCCGAATTCAAAGCGGCGAACGACAAGGAAATCGCTGAGCTGAAGGCCGGTCGCGTCAGTTCCGACACGCTCGCGAAGGTGGACAAAGTGTCGACGGATCTGACCGATCTGCAGGCCGCTCTGGACGACATGAACGTGAAGCTGGCTGCCGCACAGATGGGCGCCGGCGGCGGGAAGCAACTGCGAGACTCCGAGTACACCGAATCGTTCTACGCGCACATGAAGAAGGGCGAGGTTCAGGCCGCGCTGAACAAGGGCGCCAATGAAGAGGGCGGCTACGTGACGCCCATCGAATGGGATAGGACCATCACCAGCAAGCTGGTGCAGATCTCGCCGATGCGCCAGATTTGCCGTGTGCAGTCGGTCTCGAAGGCGGGCTTCTCGAAGCTCTTCAATATGGGCGGCACGGCGAGCGGCTGGGTGGGCGAAACCGACGAGCGCCCCGAGACCAACACCAACACGTTCAAGCCGCTGACGTTCGGCAATGGCGAAATCTATGCCAATCCCGCTGCGACGCAAGGCATTCTGGACGACAGCGAGATCGACCTGGAAGCATGGCTGGCCGAAGAGGTGCAGACCGAGTTTGCGAAGCAGGAGGGTCTCGCATTCGTTTCGGGAAACGGTACGAATAAGCCGGCAGGCATTCTGACCTACCTCGAAGGCGGTGCCAACGCAGCGAAACACCCCTTTGGCGCGATCGAACTAGTGAACAGCGGCTCGGCGGCGGCGATCACGGCAGACGGCATCATCGACCTGATCTACGACTTGCCGTCGGTCTACACCGGGAATGCGCGGTTCATCATGAACCGGAACACCCAGCGGAACATTCGCAAGCTCAAGGACGGCCAGGGCAACTACCTGTGGCAGCCGACGTTCGTTGCGGGTCAGCCGGCCACGCTGGCGGGGTATCCGCTGACCGAGGTGCCGGATATGCCGGACATCGCTGCCAACGCGACGCCGATCCTGTTCGGTGACTTCATGCAGAGCTATCTGATCATCGATCGGATTGGCATCCGCGTGTTGCGCGATCCGTACACCAACAAGCCGTACGTCATGTTCTACACGACCAAGCGCGTGGGCGGTGGCCTCGCTAACCCGGAGCCGATGCGAGGAATGAAGGTCGCCGTTTCGGCCTAAGCGGTCCGGCAGGTCGGAAAACAAGAAGGGGCTCCCACGGGGGCCCCTTCGCCATTCAGCGAGGACAAAATGTCGAAGTTCATCAAAGCCTTCTTGGGCGTGCCGAAAGGCGAAATCTACCCCGTCCAGTATCAGGCCGGCGACGAGTGCCCGATCGAACTGGAAGCCGGGGCTGCCGAGCTGGGAGCCTTGGAAGAGGCGGCCCTTGAAGATTCGAACGGTGCCATCCGGGACATGACGGCTGCGCAGATCAAGGACGCCCTCAAGGCCAAGGGCATCGATTTCAAGGCGAACGCCAACAAGGAAGAGTTGGTCGTGTTGCTTCAGGCTGCCGGGGAGTAAGGCGTGCCTCTGGTGACTCTCGAGCTTGCTGTTAAATTTGTGCGGCAAGACCTCGGCGCCGACGATGACGTGATCCAGATGGCGCTTGACGGCGCCACGCAAGCATCGGTTGACTACCTGAATCGCCAGGTGTTCGAGACCGACGGCGCCATGCAGGTGGCGATCACGGCGGGCACCGCGGGTGACAACCCGATGGTTGTAAATGCCGCGATCAAGGCGGCCATCCTCAAGACGACGGCCGAGCTGTACGCCAATCGTGAGGACTCCACCCTGGGATCGGTCGCCGAACTGCCGTTTAACGCGCGGACGCTGCTGCGCCCGCACCGCATCGTCCCAGGTGTTTGATGCGCGCCGGCCCTCTAAACCGTCGCGTTCGCATCGAGCAGCGCGCGGGCACCGGCACGTTGACCGACCCCAAGCGCTGGGCGCCGCTCGCCACGGTATGGGCAAACGTGAAGATGCTCACCGGCAAGGAATCGCTGCTCGCCGACAGCGACGTTGGCGAGGCCACCGCGAGCATCCGAATCCGGTATCGAACCGATCTCGACAACAGCATGCGTGCCGTGCTGCTCAAGTTTGTCGACGGGCAGCCGGTCGACGAAGCGATTTTCAACATCCAGAAGCCGTTGCCGGATTACGTCGGGCGCGAATACACGGACCTGGCGTGCACTGAGGGCAGCAACGATGGCTAGTGCGGAATCGATCGTCGATGAGGCGCTCGCCGCGCTCGCGGGCGGCCGCGTCTATCCCGATGTCGCTCCCACCAATCCTGTCAAGCCGTACATCGTCTACCAGGCCTCTGGCGGGACCGACGAAACGACGCTCGACGGCGCCGACACGCTTCAAAACTGCCGGATGCAAGTCGCTGTGTGGGCAGAGTCCCGTGCGGAGGCGTCCGCACTCATTAAGCAGGTTCGCGCTGTGCTGACTGCCGAGCCTGTTCTTGGCAAGCCGATCGGCTCACCCGTGAGCGTCTACGAAGACGACACGAAGCTATACGGCAGTCGGCAAGACTATTCCATCTGGTACCAGGAGTGAAATCATGACCAGCACCGCAATCAGCGCCCAAGGCACGAAAGTGTCGATGAATACTGGCACGGACATGGCGCCCGTCTGGACGCTCATCAAGAACGTCTACGAATTCAGCGGCTTCGACGGGGCCGCATCGGATATTGATGTGACCGACCTGCAGAGCGATGCGAAGGAGTACCGGGCCGGTTTGCAGGACTGGGACTCGGTGACGATGGGGATCAACATCAACATGAAGGACGAGAGCCATCAGGCGCTCTTGGCCGCGAAGAAATCTGGGGCCGTCAAGGAGTTCAAAACCGAACTCAGCGATGGCACAACGATGGAGTTCTCCGGCTACGTGAAGAATTTCCCGATCCAGATCGCCGTGGACAGCGTCTACAAGGGTAGCGTCCAAGTCAAGATCTCGGGCGACATCACCGTCACGCCAGCCGCTTAAGGAGAGCTCATGCTTCTTTCGAAAGAACAGTTGCTGGCCTCGGGACAGCCGACCGTGAAAATCGTTGACGTCGAAGGAGTCGGTGATCTGCGCATCCGTGTCATCGACGGGTTTTCGCGCGATGAACTCTCAAAGGCCCTGACGGACCTGGGAACCCAGGACGGTGTCTACTTCTCTGCCCTCATCGTCGCCAGCCTCGTGAACGAGAACGATGAGCCGATTTTTGCTCGTGATGACCTTGACGCATTGCGTGCCTGCGACGCTAACTGGCTCCGCAAGGTCGGCCTGGCGTGCGTCCAAGCCAACGGACTCGGCCCTGACGCGGTAAAGGAATCGGAAAAAAACTCCGAAGCCATCCAGAGCGACTCTTCTGGCACCGCCTAGCATTGGCGCTAGGTATGCCGATTTCCCGCGCAATGCGGGAGATTGACAGTCAGGAGTACACGGACTGGATGGCGTATTTCGCAATCGAGCCGTTCGGCGAGCGGGTAGCGGACATGCGAATGGGCATGCTCGCGGCGACGATGGCGAATATCCATCGAAACCCCAAGACGACGCCGGCCGCATACGAGCCGGCGGCATTCATTCCGTGGGCGTTCGAAGCTCCGAAGTCCATTGAGTTTCCAGACCCGAAGGACCAGGCGCAGTTCGTCGCGCTTGCTGTGTTTGGTGTCGATCTGGCCGCGCACAAGGGAAAGCGCAAGCGGTTCGTTGTTAAGCGGAAGACTCATGGCTAGACGGACGACCATTGAGAACCCTACAGCGCTCAGTGACTACCTTGATCGTATGGAGACGGTTGGCGGCGAGTCAACGCTTCGTCAGGCGGCGGTAGCCGGGGCCAGAGTGGTGCACAAGGAAGTGCGTCTTCGGGCTCCCGTAGGCGTCAAGGGCTATGAGCGCAAGGGCGCGCCGCACTCTCCCGGCACGCTCAAGCGCTCAATTCTGATCGCGTACGACCGGGAGAATTCTGTCGAAGGGAAGCTTGCCACCTACTTGGTTACGTGGTCGAAAGACGCGTTCTATGGCTATTTTGTCGAGCACGGCACGTCCAGGATGGCAGCGCGCCCGTTTCTTCGACCGGGGTTCGATGCAAAGAGGCAAGAGGCCGTAACGGAAATGATCGGGGTGATTCAGCAGAAAGCAAAGGAGGCCGCTCGTGGCTAACGAGACCACCGTTCGGCTATCTGCCGACTCGACGGGCTACGTTGCGGAGATCGGGAAGGCTCGCAAGGCGAGCAACGATTTCATGGCGTCTCAGGCCGACATGGCGCGTCGGACGGAGCTGGCCCAGAACGCCATGGCAGAGGCGGCGAAAAGCGGTTCTACCGCCAGCAGTCGCGCCATCAAGTCGTTCACCGATAGTCTGGACAAGGCGGCAGCAACTGCGGGAAAGACGCGCGCACAGATTCTGGAGATGCGCGCAGCCAATCTCGGGCTGGGCGATTCAGTCAAGCCGCTGATCGATCAGATCGCAAAGGCGTCGCAAAACACCCACGAATTCGGCCTGCACACGGCAGGTGCGAAGCGCGAATTGCTCGTGCTCGCCCACGAGGCGTCCCAGGACCAGTGGAAGAACTTCGGCGGCTCACTGTTGGTGATGGGCGAGCGCATGAACGCGATGGAGATCATCCTGAGTCCGCTCGGGCTCGGCCTTGGTGCACTTGCCGCAGCCACGTATGTTGTCGGCAGCGCGATTCACTCGATGAACGAGGAAGCGAAAGAGCTCAATCGGACCATGGTTCTGACGAGCAATTACGCGAACCTCTCTCAGGGGGCATTGCTCGTCTATTCCGACGTCATTTCTCACGACCTTGGCGTTTCGACAGCCGATGCGCGGGACTCATTGAAGGCGATGGCCGCCACAGGCTTCGTAGCTGGTGCAGATCTCAAGGAGGTCGCCGAATCGATTTCGGCATATGCGAAGTTCACCGGCGAGTCGGTTGCCGACGTTTCGAAGCAGTTCGCCGCGTCCTATGGCAGCGCCGGCAAGGCGGCTCAGCACTGGGCCGAAACGCACCATGATCTTTCGAATGCACAAGTCGAGTACATCAAGACGCTCGAACAGTCCGGCGACAAGGCGGGCGCGTGGCGTCAGTACGTGCTCGACGCAAGCTCGAAAGCGCGGTCTGCGGTGGTCGCTGACAATCATGCGATGGCTATCAGCTATGAGTCGCTCGGGGACGCCTGGCGCCGCTTTTGGCGTACCGTTGGCGGTGCGACCGGCAAGGGAAACGACGAACTCACTCAGATCACTGACCGAATTTCGGCATTGCGCGCGCAGCAGTTGTCGCCAGACAACATCGGCGGTGCAGCAAATCCCGTGATCGACGCGGAGATTAAGCAGCTGGAAGCGCGTCGAACGGCAATCCTCGACGGTAAGCGCGCGGTCGACGAACACACAAAATCGGTGGCGCTATTCGACGACCTGACGCGCCAGCACACCGAGGACATGAAGAAGGCGTGGGGTTGGCAAGAGAAGCTTAACGACGCCAACAAGACTGCGAAGGAACGAACGGATGCACTGATTAAGTCCGCCGATGCAGCGGGCAAACTCACGCCAGCACTCCAAGCAAAGCTGCAAGGTGACCTGCAAAAGCAGTTGGCCTTCAACGCGGAGCAGTTCAAAGCCCCCAAGGACCACACCAAGGCCTACTCAGACGACGCGGCGACGCGGTTCGTCCAACAGGCGAAGGAAACCCAGGCATCGCTTCAAGCGCAGTTGGATACGACTGTGAAAATGGGACCGGAAGCGGAGAAGCTTGCTAAGTTCGAGCAGCAAATCGCTGACTTAAAGGAAAAGAGGACGCTGACGGCGGACCAAAAGTCGCTGGTGGCGGCTGCCGATCAGATTGAAGCAGTCCTTAAGCAGAATGTTGCGCTGGAACGGCAGAACAAGCTCAAAGAGGAGCAGGCGAAGCTTGGTCAACGTATCGCGTCAATCGACGCGCAGGTCGCAAATTTTCAGTCGTCGCAGCACGAGCAGTACCAGCGCCAACTGAGCGCCGTGGGCATGGGGCAGGAAGCCCAGAAACGGGCAGAGTCCGTCAAATCCATCTATCGCGAGTATGAGCGATTGCAGGCGAAGCTGGAAGAGGGTACTCCGGTGGAATTGCGCGGAGGTGAGCAGTACCCGGCAGAACAGGCAAGATTGCGGGCGGCACTCGACGGTTCGCTGAAGGAATATGACGCCTATTACGATCAGTTGAAAGCGAAACAGGCTGATTGGACGAATGGTGTTTCACAGGCCTTCGCCGACTATATGGACAGCGCGTCGAACACGATGAAGCAGGTCGAGTCGATGTTCGGCAGGATTACGACGGGACTTGAAGACGCTTGGGTGTCTTTCACACAAACGGGGAAGATCAGTTTCACGTCGTTAGCGAACTCGGTGGTTGCCGATCTGGCCCGAATGGCCGCCAAATCGGCAGCAACAGGGTTGTTCGGAAGCCTAGCGTCAATTGGTGGATCACTGATGAGCACCTATTTTGGGGCAGGCTCATCCGCATCGACAGCAGCAGCGAATGCTCTGCCGGGCGACTCGCTCGACAACCTACTTAGCTTGAGCAACAACTTCGCCGCGAAGGCGGATGGTGGAATCGTCACTGGTCCGGGGACCGGTACTAGTGACAGCATTCCAGCACGGTTGTCGAACGGCGAATTCGTTATGAAGGCGAGCGCCGTCAGTCGGCTCGGTATCCCGCTGCTTGATCAGCTCAACAACGGTGGGACCGTCAACACGATGGCAAGGTTCGCTAACGGCGGTGCCGTCAGCAGTGGAGGTGCGCCGGTGTGGACAACGCAAAGTGGTACCGACATTCGTGTGGAGCTCGTGAATCAATCGTCGCAACCCGTTGGAGTCAAAAGCGTTACTCCACAGATTGACCTCAGGGGAATTGTCGTGAAGGTCTTTCTTGATGATCTTCAGCGCGGTGGGCCGATGCGCACCGCTGTTCAGGGGATACCAAGGCAATGAGACCGCAGTTTCCTTCTTACATGCGAGCGCCGCTGGTAGCCTCATTCACACAGTCGCCCGACTTTGCCGTGCTCGTTACGTCGATGGACGCGGGGCCAGATAAGCAGCGCCCCCGAAACTCGGTAGCGCGGGTGTCGCGAAGTGTGCAGTTCTTTGTGGAAGGTCTGGAAAGACGCAACGCTTTTGAGAAATGGGTACGTGACGATCTTTCCGGTGGAGTGCTCTGGTTCGACTGGCAGGATCCGCTATCGGGGACAACCAAGATCGCGCGCATCGTCGGTGGAAACGTTGAGTATTCGAGTCAGGGCTCGCGAGACGTCTGGTTTGTAAAGTTCAACCTGGAAACCTACGGCTAATGGCTCGTCAGTACTCACCGCGGTATCGACAAACAATCAATGCCATATCGGCGCCTGAATCTCGTCTGTTGCTGTTGCAGATCGACCATCCTGGCTTGGCTACACCGGTTCGCGTGGTGTGCGACACGCAGGACTTGGCCAGCAACGGTAACACTTACACAGCCCTTGCGTTCAGCTGTTCGCTCCCTGACGACCAGCAGGGGCAATTACCTACGGCGCAACTTGAGATCGACAACGTCGGGAGAGAGCTCACGCAATGGCTCGAAGTAAGTCAAGGCGGACTCGGCGCCACGGCAACGCTTTCCGAGGTACTGCGTAGCGTGCCCGATCACATTGAGTGGAGCATAACGTTGGATATGACAGGCATCAGCATAACGCCGCAGAAGGTCTCCGCGACGCTCGGGTTTCTCGATACTCTGAACCAGCAGGGTGTTGCTGTGCAGTTCCGTCCGGACACGGCGCCAGGGTTGTTCTGATGGCTCATTGGAGCGACGCCTACATGTTCCGGCCGTACATCGTGAACCAGTTCGACTGTGGTGATCTGGCTCGTCTCGTGCTAAAGGAAGTGTTCCATCGGGATGTGGGCATTCCGCACGCGCGAGGCACCGGGCCGTTCGCGGATTCGGCCCTGGTCGCTAAGTGCTGCGATGAAATTGGGGTTCGTACGGTTGAGCCCGCCGATGGCGACGCAGTCGTGATGATCGCTCGCGGGCGCCTTGCGCACGTGGGTGTGTATTACACGCTGGACGGGGTGGCGTGGGTGCTTCACAACTCGCGCGAAGCCAGGCAAGTGGTTCGACACAGAGTTCGCGAGCTGGATGGCAACGGATTCAAACTGGACGGATTCTATAAGTGGAAGTGATCGATCAACAGGCGCCGGCGCTCGTTCATATGCCGCACCCGCTGACGGCAGACGGTCGCGTTACCTATTACGCGGGGTTCCTTTCTGACGAGACGCTCGGCGAGTACCTGCAGCGCCACGGAGTCGACCTGCCGACGGGGGCGGTTTCGCTCTGGTGCAATGGGATCCCCGTGCCGTCGGAGAACTGGGAGCGCCTGATTCCCTATCCTGGGGATAAGATCGTCATCCGCACCGCGCTTGAGGGCGGCGGAGGCGTGGGCAAGGTGCTGCGTACTGTCGCGATGATCGCAGTTGCAGTCATGGCCCCCCAGTTGGGGCCGATGATGGTTTCGACGTTCGGCGGGATCGGGCTCGCGGCGAACATCGGTGCGACCGGGATTCTCATCGCTAACGGCCTTGCGACCGCGGCGATCATGATCGGCGGTTCGTTGCTGATCAATGCGTTGCTTCCGCCGCCGAAGGCCGCGCTGGGCTCGTCTGCCCAGTCAAACTCGGCCACACCGACCTATGCGTTATCCGGCGGCAGGAATGCAGCGCGTCTGTACGAGCCGATGCTGCTGTGTGTTGGCTATAACAAGGTCATCCCGGACGCAGCCAGCAACGCCTACAGCGAGTTCATCGGGCAGGAGCAGTACCTGTATCAGGCGTTTCACTTCGGCTTGTCCGACGTCTCGCTTTCCGATTTCAAGATCGGTGATACACCGATCAGCAGCTACGAAGATGTGACAGTGGAGGTCAGCGGTGCGGACGGGAAGCTCTCGATGATCGCGGGAAATGTGGACACCGTGACCGTGCAGGATCTCAGTTCCGCGTCTGGGTGGGTGCAACGTACGACGTCCACCGATACCGTCTCGATCGCTCTGGACCTTGTCACGGTGCTGTTTGCCGTACGGGACGACGGCGCGATGGATCCGCGAACGGTCGTGTTCAAGATGCAGTACAGCCCGGCTGGAATGGGGCAGTGGTCAGACTTCGCGGGCGGTGTGACGTACGTCTCTGGGCTCTCTCAGACGCCCATTCGCAATACCTACCGGATGGACGTGCCGGCTGGGCAATATGATGTCCGGGTGCTGAAGATATCAGATGATCTGACGTCGAGCCGCGAGTCGAACACGCTGTCGTGGTCGCAGATGCGAAGCTATCAGGTAGATACGGCTGACTACACAGGGCAGACTCGGGTAGGTGTTCGTATCCGGGCATCGTCACAACTGAATGGGACGATCGATAACTTCTCCGCGATGGCGCAAGCAGTATGCCCCGTATGGACCGGGACGGGGTGGGTGACGCAGGCGACGAGCAACCCTGCATGGTGGTTCCTCTGGTGGGCACGGGGGAAGTTCCAGAACGGCCGCCGTGTGTACGGCGCCGGTCTGCCGGACAGCCGGATTGATATCGAAGGCCTGAAGGAGTTCGGAGCGTATTGCAATGCGAACGGCCTCACGGTGAACTTCGTTCAGGGCGCCGGGATCAGCATTGGTGCGATGGCAGACCAGATCGCGCTTTGCGGCGACGGTTCGTCGACGTGGCTCACTGGAAAGCTCGGCGTCGTATGGGACGCACCGAACCAGCCGCCCGTGATGCAGTTCGGTCCGTTCAACATCAAGCGGGATTCTTTCAGGGTCGAGTACAACACTGAGAACTTGGCCGACGAGATCATCGTCAATTTCGTGAACCCGGCGAAGGACTGGGCCACGGATAGCGTGCGAACGCGTGTTCCGAACGTCACTGCGGCCACTAATCCGATTACGCTCGAGATGCCGGGATACACGAGCGCCGCGCTCGCCGGACGGAAAGCGAACCTTCTCGCTGCCGCGCAGCTCTACCGCCGGCGGAAGGTGATATGGGTTTCGGATCTCGAAGGGTTCGTCGCTCAGCGCGGCGACGTTGTGATGCTATCGCACGACATGACGGCCTGGAGCTATTCCGGTCGGTTGCTTGGTGGCGATCGGTACACGATTCGGCTGGATCGGTCGGTACCGCTTACGACCGAGCCAGGGTATCTCGGCCTGCGGTTCCCCGACGGCACATACAGCGTATTCAGCGTTCAGGGAGGGAGTGGCACGACCGACACCCTTACGCTGACGTCCCCGCTGCCGGCCAACATCGTGATCAACGGTGTTGCTGTGAATCTACCAGTGCCGGATGAACAACCGGACATGGCGCCGTTCGATTGGGCGTTCTTCTATGACCCATTGGCGACACCGGGCAAGCTGGTGAAAATCACCTCCGTTGTGCCCCAGATGGGCGGCGACGAAGTTCAGATCACCGCGACGGACGAAGAGCCGATTTACTACCTCTCGGCGGCGAACGGGTACGACTACGTGCCGCCGCGGCAGTATAGCCATCTGAGCGGCGATGTTCTGTCGATCGCGTTTCGCGAGGTGCTGCTTGACGGAATTACGGGGCGAACCCGGGTAACCGTCACGTGGACCACCGGGGCACCGACGAATGCGGATGTCTCTGTGTCGATCAACGCAGGCGCGCCCACTCGTCACAGCGTTGATGGCAGTAGTCTGGACATCGAGGCATACACGAACGACGTCCTGTCCGTGTCTATCACTCCAACGTCATTTGTCCAGTTGCCAAGCGTGAAGGGCAAGAGCGACCGGTACGTCGTGCAAGGGGCGCTCGGGCCGCTACCCGCGCCGACGAACGTTGAGACGGTCTATCGTGATCAGCTCACGCACATCATCTGGAATCCGGTCGTAGATGATCGATCGCCCGGCTACGAGGTACGGATTGGTGCCACGTGGCAGAGCGCCGGCTTGGTGGCGAGATCGACCGTACCCGACATCGTGGCCGTCGGTGACGGTACGTACTGGATCGCTTCACGCTACCAGGCCGCCAGCGGAACCGTCACATATTCGGTCCCGACATCGATAATCGTCACTGGCGCCTCGTTGGTGCGCAATGTGCTGGTGACCCGAGAGGAGGCACCAGCCTGGAACGGTGTGAAGTCTGGAGGCGCAGTTTCCAATGCGGGCGCGCTGTCGCTTGGCGGAGCCGGGAATATTCTTTCCGAAGCGGATGTGCTCACCCAGACGAATGTGCTGGAGTATGGCGGTGTGGCGCCTTCGGGGGCTTACACGCTTGCCACCGATCGCCAAGTCAACGTTGGCCGTATCGTCCCTTGCCAACTGATCGTCAAGACGTCGGTGCACGGTGTGCGAACGGGTGACAACATCCTGAGCGCAGAGAACGTCCTCGATGTGCAGGACGTGCTTGGCGAGGCTCTGGGCGCCGCCGTGTCGGTGATTCCACAGATCGCTGTGGCGCAATCCGACGGGGTATTTGGCGCCTGGCGAAACTTCCGCCCGGGGGTGTACAACGGGCAGTACTTCACTGCTCGCCTGCTGCTCTCGTCGACGGATCCCACAATCAAGCCGGTCGTGGATCAGTTCAGCTTCACAGTCGACATGCCGGATCGCCTCGATACTGGGACAAACGTTATGGTGTTGTCGGCAGGGCTGGACGTCGTGTTTTCGACGTCGTTCAACGCCGGCCCTGACGAGGGGCCGCTGCCGCACATCCAGGCAACGCTACTCAACGCGACGCTGGGTGACCAGATCATTATCACGAACCAGTCGCTGGGCGGATTCTCTGTCCAAGTGCTCAACGCGGCCGGCGCGCCGGTCACTCGACGAATCAACTGGTCAGCCCAGGGCTACTGATCAGGTTCAATCCGACAGTCGGACCGCTTCGGCGGTCCTTTTTCATTTTGGAGACAGCATGTCGCAGGACAGCTTGAATATACCGACAACCGGAACTCTGTCCGGTCTCGCGCTTGTCCAGGCGATCAACGCCGCGCTCGCGAATCTCGCGACCAACGCCTCGGGCGCGACCGATCCGAGTTCATTGCCTGGTGGGGTGCTGCCGTATTCGCTGTGGTTTGACACGTCGAGCGCACAACCCGTACTGCGTCAGCGAAACTCAGCGAATGGCGCATGGACCGGGCTAGCCGTCGCGCCTGGAGCGAAGCCGCACCACGTGGCCCAACTGCAACAAGTCGGACATGGCCAGTGCCGTCTGAACTACGTGACCGCTACCTCAATAGCGTTGGTGCCGTGTGACGGGCAGAACCTGCTCATCAACGGAGTGCCGCAACCGGTGCCGGCCGCCGGTGTCGTACTGGCGAACACCGGGCTTGCAGCTTCCACGTTCTTCTATATCTACGCGTACATGTCGGGTGACACGATGACGCTGGAGCCGTCGACGACGGCCTATGCGGTTGCCTCCAATGGCGTCGTGACGAAGGCCGGTGATGCGGCGCGCACGCTCGTTGGCGCCGTTTTCACGAGCGCGGGCGGACAGTTCCAGAGTAACTCGATTGCTCGTTGTGTTATCTCGTATTTTAATCGCCGGGCATTGTCGTTCCAGAATCTGGGGACTGTTGGTGCCTTTACCAACACGACTCATTCTGAGGTTTCCACCGCACGTCGCGTTGCGTTCATCGCCTGGGCTGATGACGCAGTGGAGGCCGTACTGACTGGCAGTGTGACGAATTCGACACAGACTGGCACAACCAACATCGGTTTGGATCTCGATGGCGCTACCGCAGGCCCGACGTCATCCTTCACCGCTGCAGCCGCTGGGAACTCCGGCGGGGTGGCAAGTGGAGCGTCGCTACATGTGAGTGAGGGAATTTTGCATAACTTTCAGATCTTCGGGTCGGTTTCGGCGTCGACATCTGGATCGATGGCTGCAGCAAACATTTCCGGTGTGGTACGGGGGTAAGTATGGAAAAGAAGAAGATTGGACCGAGCTTTCTCGAGGAGCTGGCCGCTCACGGGGGCCTTATTGGTGAGCATTTCACATGGGATGTGGATGGCACTCTGACGTTCTTTGACGATACGCCAATCGCGGTCGTCGCGGGCGTCGAGGCCGTGTATGCGGCGCACAACCCGAGCGCGATGTCAGCTTCGGCTGTGCGAGTTCGTCGCGACGCTTTGTTGGGAGTTGCTGATCGGCTGTTTAACACCGTCGACGACGCCGGCGGCGATGTAAGTGCATTGCGGGCTTACCGGGTCGCGCTGCGATGTGTACCTCAACAGTCCGGGTTTCCCGCCGTGATCGAATGGCCGGATATCCCGCCGGGGATTTCGGTACCGCCTACCGATCAGGCAGTTCTGGATTTGGCCGGCTAGACGATCGTAGGGGAATCTATCGATTCACTGAGATATTGATTCGCTGCGTGGTGTCTTCGGTTTGCGAAGGAGTGGGACGATTCATATAAAATGCCCGCCATGAAAGCTACTGCCACTTTAAGCAAAACCGGCTCGTCGGCCTATCGACGGGATATCGACGGGCTTCGCGCCGTCGCTATCCTTTGCGTTTTGGTATTTCACGCGTTCCCTGGACACCTTCCAGGCGGGTTTGTCGGTGTTGACGTATTTTTCGTGATTTCCGGATTTCTGATATCGCGAATTATCTTCAGTGGACTGGCAGCAGGTAATTTCGAGTTCTCGAATTTCTATGCGCACCGGGTAAAACGCATTGCGCCAGCTTTGATCGTTGTGCTGATGGCCTGTTTCGTATTTGGCTGGCGCGTCTTGCTACCCGACGAGTTTCAGCAACTCGGCAAGCACATCGCCGCGGGAGCGGGTTTTGTCCAAAACTTCGTGCTTTGGAGTGAGGCAGGGTACTTCGACAAGGTATCTGCCCTAAAGCCGCTAATGCACCTTTGGTCGCTGTCGATCGAGGAGCAGTTTTACATTTTCTATCCGGTGCTCGTTTGGGCTATGTGGAAGATCGGGCGCAGTGTTATTGGCGTAATTGCGGCCCTCGCAGTCGTCTCGTTCGCAATCAATTTGGGCGGTGTTGCGTCTCACCCGATCGCGACGTTTTATCTGCCGCAGTCCCGCGTGTGGGAGTTGTTGTGCGGAGCGATACTGGCCTACGCGCAGGTTCACCACTGGCGCGTCGTCGTCGCCATCCAGAGCCATCGCTATCTTGCCCACGGATTGTCCGTTGTGGGCATCGCTTTGGTTGGAAGTGCAGCGACATCGTTAGTCTCGAGCGAATATTTTCCCGGTTGGCTAGCATTGCTGCCTGTGACCGGAGCGGTGCTGCTGATTGCTGCGGGGCCGAACGCGTGCATCAACCGCTTCGTGCTCTCAATTCGCCCTATGGTTTTCGTCGGTCTGATCAGCTACCCGTTGTATTTGTGGCATTGGCCAATTCTCTCGTTCGCCCACATCATCGACGCCAAGGCACCCACGGGAATCGTGCGCGACGGCGCGATTGTCCTGAGCTTCGCCCTGTCATGGCTTACGTATCGCTTCGTCGAACTGCCTATTCGTTACGGAAAGTTGCCGACGGCTCGCGTCGTGGCTGGCCTCGCCGTCTGCCTGATGGTTGCGATCGGAATTGGTAGTAGCACGGTCGTCGCTGGAGGCTTCACGGAGCGTCCGGCGGCGCTCGTGAATCGGGTGAACAAGTTTGACTATCCGTACATTCACGCTTGTGATGCCTTCACAGGTATGAAGCCTGATGACGACCGATGCAGTGCCGATCGTCTTCCCGCAACGGCCCCAGGCGTAGTCGTGATTGGAGACAGCGTTTCCAACGCATATGCGGCGACATTAACCGAGTATTCCAAGCTGGTAGAGGGGTTCTCATACATGCAGTTCGGCCGAGGGCTATGCCCGATGTTGAACGACTACGGGCCGGATTTCTGCTCCCGTATGACCGCGTATGCCAGGAATTACATTTCGAATAATCCCTCAGTGCATACAGTCGTTCTGGCGTCGAATTGGCCGCTTTATTTCAACGGCCAAGATTGGTCTGGTGTGCGGGAACTAAAGGAAACACCGGAGCGGTTCCGCCGGGCATTCAATCGGACGGTGGAGTACTACCAGTCCATGGGAAAGAAGGTTGTGGTTTTCTATCCGCCTGCGGCCGGGGCGGATCCACGATCATGTGTTGTACGCGCATTTACCTTGTCACGGCGATCCGCATGCGACCCCAATGTGCGTGAGGCAAGAGCCATAGACGGCAACTACCGTCCGACATTCGATCCATATCTGAATATGAGGAACGTAGCGATTTTCGATCCGTTTCCGGTGCTTTGCGAAAAGGACAGTTGCAAGATGTTGGACGGACACAGGCTGCTTTGGTCGGATGGCGGGCACATGAGTTGGTATGGCGGGCAGTACTTGGCGCGGCACGCTCTCACGGATCTTCATCGAGTTTTTGATGCTGAAGCGTCCACGACAGCGAATTTGTCGGCTGAGGCAAGTGCCCCCAATGGGGACGGCATAAACTGAGGATCGACGCGGTTCGTAATTCTGTGATTCCACGATTCAAGCCACCTTCGGGTGGCTTTTTCTTTTTCAAGAAGAGCGCGGAGGCGTTCAAAGGAACGAATCAATGGCAGAACCAACATCGAGCGCTGTGGCGGCGGGAGTGGCCGTGGTGGTGAAGGTGCTTCCGGGGGCGGTCGGATCGCTAATTGCGCTCCGATTCATCGGTGAAGGGCTGACACGAAAGCAGAAAGCGATGTCGTTCGCGGCCGGCGCGGCGATGTCCTATTACCTCAGCCCGCTGGTCGTGATGTATTTCGCGATCACGGATGCCGGCGCACAGCAAGCGTTTGGCTTCTTGATGGGGTTGTTTGGCCTGGCGCTGGCAAAGGAAGTTTTCAAGGAAATCAATGATGCCGACCTGATCGGGGCTCTCAAGCGGCGACTCTTCGGAGGGCTCGAAAAATGATCTGGGTGTTGGTGTTCTTTATCGCGAACGTCGTCGTGCTTGCCGCCTGCATCTGGGTGGCACTGAGCGATGCCATCAAAACGGGTTTCTGGGGGACTACGGGCTTTTCCGCTATCGGCCTGGCGTCTGTCGGAAACCTCTTCAAACCTGTCTGGATGCGCCATGCAATTGATGGACCGGAAGTCCTGATGCTTGTCGGGCTTGCGATCGTCTCGATCTGGGTGATGGCGAGGAAGGCGTACTGGGCAAACAAGGGGAGGGGGCATGGCTCGCATTGACGCAGCCGCGGCCGACGGGCAAAACGTTTGCGCGTTCCTCGACATGTTGGCCTGGTCTGAATTCACGTCGCGCATCGCCGGTTCTGACGACGGCTACAACGTGATCGTCGGCGGCGATCTGTTCGCCAGCTACGCGGATCATCCGAGGAAATCGGTGTGGATCAAGCGGTTCAACGTTTGGTCGACCGCGGCGGGGCGGTACCAACTGCTTTCGCGTTACTACGATGCGTACAAGAAGCAGTTGGGGCTTCCGGACTTCTCTCCGGTAAGCCAGGACAAGATCGCGATCCAGCAGATCCGCGAACGCGGCGCGCTGCCGGATATCAAGGCTGGGCGCATCGAGATCGCGATCTCGAAGTGTCGCAACATCTGGGCGAGCCTGCCTGGTGCCGGCTATGGTCAGGTGGAGCACCAGCTCGAGCCGCTGCTTCAGCAGTATGCGAAAGCCGGAGGTGCAACGTGACCTGGCTCGATCCTCGCGTGTGGGGCGGACTATTGCTTGCTGTGGTGCTGGCAGCCGGCGGCGGATATTGGAAGGGACACCACGATGCTGACCAGTCGGCAACGGTCGCCAGTCAAGCGAAGCAAATCAAAGACCTGACGGACACGAATAACCTTTATCGCCAGACGACGCAAACGCTGGCCGGGATATCCATCGATGCAAAAAAATCTCTCGATGCCGCGAATGCTGCCGCTCGTGCTTCTGACGTCGTTGCTGATGGGCTGCGCAAGCAACTCGGGCAGTATGTCGCCGCCGCGCGACATTCCGCCGCTTCCAGCGGAGGCACGCCAGCCGGTGGGGGAGCAGATCCCCTCGATTTGCTCGCAGGGCTGTTCAGCCGGGCTGACCAAGCTGCGGGAGACCTCGCTAAATTCGCTGACGCTGCGCACATCGCCGGCCTTGCCTGCGAGCGCAGCTACGATGCGTTAGCGCAAAATAGATAACCAGAGCAATCAAAAATAGGGAAAAGCTTGCGATTGTTATCTTTGACGACACATCTCAACGGGGAGGTGTGCCGGGAATCTTCGGTAGTTCCCCCCGTGATTCGCGGTTTTCTCCGAGCGCTGACTTCAGCCATTCAAGCGCGACGAGGGTGCCGCCGACTTCTTCGCGCCACGCCTGGTGGATGATGACGTACAGCGATTCCACTCGCTGAATCACTTCCTCTTTGCGTCGAACCTGGTCCCGCCGGAAGACCAATTCCTCAAGCGCGCGGCGCACGTCCAGATCCTTGTTGGTGAGCCATAGGCTACGCAACTGATCAATCGTCAGGCCGGATGGGCGCGGATGTAGCGGCACGGCGGACTCCCTCGTGGTGCTGGTGAGGGAGGTAAATTAGCACAAATGCTGTATAAAAACACAGTATTTTGGCGTTCCCGCCTATGGCATTCTCGTTCTCATACGCGCAAAACAACAAAGGGGGCGGTGATGTGGGCCTTTTCGGCTGCTGTGATAGGTGCAACCGCGGCGATTGTTGTCGGATTGATCACCAATTTCGTTGGGGAGCGGTATCGTCGCCGATTAGATTCTCGCGGGGTCGCAGCAGCCTTGGCGGGCGAACTTGCCGGTCATCTTTCGGCTTTTCCGGCAATAATTGGCTCGATTGACTCGATCATCAATCTGCTAGAGGCTGGCCGAATGGAAGATGTGATTCGGCGTCGCCAGCCAGCAGCGGAGAGCCCTGTTTTCACTAGCCACGTGGCACGAATTGGGCTGCTTCCTCCGGATCTCGTGCGAGACGTTGCCTATAACTACGAGGCAATACGGGCCTTCCGTGTTGTGTCGGAAATGTCAAATGACCCGGACTCTGGAATGGAGGTTGACGAGCTTCTTCTGCGTGCCAAATCTATTCGCGCAGCGTTAGCGAGCGGCACCAAGCAACTGGATGATCTGGTTCGGAGGCTAGATGAATATGTTGAACAGCCCTTCGAGTGGAGTCCGGGCGTTCTGTGGATGCAGGCTAAGAAGGCTCTACTTCGAGGGTAGCAATGTGTACCAACTCCCGCGTTCCGTATCGGCGATTTTTCAGCGATAACTACGGTGCCGTCCTACCGCCCTGCCTCCGCCAAAGCGGAGATGTACGGCACTAATGTGCTCTGAGCGTCAGTTCCAGCGACAATCGGCACCGCTCGAACCCTGATGGGCGGGGAGAGCGGTTTCCGGGAGTTCTTGGCGAGACCAATTGACGTTAAAGCTAGTGGTTTGTTTTATCGCCTGGACCAAATTGATGGATCCGCTTTCTTAATTGGTCGCGAATCGCGGCTCTTTCAGTATGGCTGCGCAGGAGGTCCAAGGGGCGAAGCACCAGTCCCAGAATCCATACTTGCCAGCCCGTTAGCATTGACAGAGTGGCGAAGCTTAACCCACTCACATACGGTGCATTCTTTGCAAACGCCTGTACAGCCCATGCGTGTACTGGGCCAAGCACAACGACTGCAAGCAGGAGAAGGGCTGACTGGGCTAAAGGGTCAACGACAATCCTAAGGTTTTTAGCATTGGCGGGGTCCGACTGTTCGGTGGCTCGAAACCCCTTCTTCACAACCTCCGGATACACGATCGCAAGTAGCGCTCCCATTACGCCGAAAACGATAGCGCTCGTCGTCCGAATGGCCTCAAAATAGGGCCATTGCTGCGACAATTCGATCCCTCGCCCGGCATAGAAGCCAAGCGAAGCAAGAGCGACAAATGCAAGTAGGCGAATGAGGACCATATTAGCCAATGGCAATGACTTCTGCTTTCCTCCGCACGAGTTGCGACAGCAAATGAGCAGGCTGAACCTGCTCCTCGTCGATCCATTCTACATCCATCGAAAACCCCTTTCTAGCGTAGGACTTTCCTAGCCAAATTGGTGACGGCTCTCCCCGCATCACGAATCCAATATCGTCCCATGCCGACCGTGTGGCGCGTAGGTGCGCACCCCATTCGTTCAGCGTGTGCTGAAGCTCTTGCTGTGTAAATGTCAAAGGCAACTCAACCTTGATCTGCGTCTGAGCGGTCAGGTAGCGCTCTCCAAAATTCAAGCGGGCAGCATCCAGTCCCTTCTGCCAAATGGTGCGATCTTCCCGAGCGGTGTTAGTGAGCGTCGTTTTACAGATAATTTTCTTGATGTCATGACGGTTCGCGAGAATTCGCTCAGAGTCTCCTTGTTTTTGGATCGAACCGATTGCGAACTTCGGATACAGAGTGAGTACGTCTTGTTCATTTTGTGTGGGCTTGTATCCCTGCACAATGATTTCGTCCTCCCCACCTTCGTCGCTGACGACGACATGGTTCGGGTTGATGAACTGCAAGAAGTTCTTCATGTAATGCTCAAACGCACGGATGCCGTTCATGGCATGCTTCACGCGAATGGCCGCAACTTTGCGTTCTTCAGGCATTACCCAAAAGTATGTGGCGAATCCAGGTATGCGATCTCCATCAATGTCGGTAAACTCCGCTGTGGCGGAACCGACAATGTCGTCATGACCTATGGATGCGATGCGATTGGAATTGCCTGGCAATTGGTTCCAGAGCCCGAGCAGATAGTCGCCCTGACGATGTCTCTGTAACGTCACGAGATATGTCTTGAGCAAGTCACTGCCATCAATGACGTCGTAGGTGGATGTTTCGCTAAGACGGCGCCCATTGCTCCAGCGGAGGAGGTCTCGGAGTATGGAGTCAACCAT